AGATCAGGGTGTTGTTGCCGGTCTGGTTCACCGTGGCGGCTGCGGTCAGGGTGATGTCCCCGCCATCCACGGAGAAGGTCAGGGTGACCTGCTGCCCGAAGAACACCGGCGCGCCCAGGGTGCGGGTCTCCGCACCACCGGAGGTCAGGTGACAGACGACGTGGTGGTGGTCGGGCAGCAGGAAGGTGCCCGCATCCCCCGGGTCACTGATCTCCACGATGCCGGGCAGGCGAACAGTCTTGAATCCCATGGTCACTTCTCCTCTCGCCGGTCCTTGCGGATCGCGGCATCGGTGGCTGTTTTGCGCGCCTGCTCAGGGGTGACCTGAGCGCGGCTGTTGTCGATGATCTGGCGGGTCATCCGGTCGATTGCCTCCCGGCGCCCTGCCTTCTCCCCGCTCATGATGGCGGGGCCTTGCGCTTCGGACGGGTCAGCTTGACGGCTTCCTCCTCCTCAGCGGCAGTCTGCTTCTCCCACGCAGCCTCCATCGCGGCCAGGCGCTGCTCAGCAGCGGCCAGGTCAGCGGCGAGGTGGGGATTCATGCTCACGCGGGACCGGAGGTTGTCCACCCGATAGCGGGCGCCGTCCATCTTGTCCCGGTAGGTCAGCTCGTGCATCGGCTCCACGATCCCCGCGTCCCGAAGGTGCGCAGAAAATCGAGCCATCGCGGCGCTGTTCTCGTCGTCGTCCCAGATGATCCGACCGGAGCGGGTCACGGTCGGGTTCATGCCGGGCTCCACCCACCACTTGCGCCCATCGGTGCACTCGTAGAAGCGGGCATAGTCGAAGAACAGGGCGTCAGCCTCATCTTCCCCATCGAGCAGGAGGCGCTTGTCTTTGGGGTTGATGTAGGTGCCGCCCTTCGAGACGGCCCCCTGGATTGCCTTGCTGAGATCCATCCGCCGGTCCGTTCCATTGACGCCGGGCTTTGCGGTGAGCTTGCTGAGCTGCGGAATCCAGCCGTGCGTCTCATCGTACCGCCATGCGTTGTCGTAGTGGATGAAGACATACGCAGCGCCGGGCCGGGTTCTGGCGTCGGCTGGCAGGAGGTCCGGGTCAGCCGAGACGACGGGTGACCGTCGCTTCGGTGCAGTCAGTGTGCGGGTGTTTCTCACAGGGGCTCTCCAGGGGCTTTCAGGGGTCTATCAGCGGTCGGTGACGATCTTCACACCGCGCGCGTCTTCGGCCTCGACGACGGCGGGGTAGAACTGACCGACCAGCGCGGAGGCGAAGTTGGTCTTGTCGCGGTCCAGCTCCAGGATGAGCGCCTCGTTGGCAAGGATCGTCTCAGAGCTGGGGATGTGGCTGGCGATGACGCGGGGGTCTGCGATGGTGTAGGCGAAGCAGCCCGCACCGAACATCGCGCCCACGGAGTCGCCACCGGAGGCGGCAACAGAGTCGGACTGGTAGAAGTCGATGTTCAACCAGGAGCCCTTGAATCCGGGGCCCTTCGCGGCCAGCATCTCCGGGGTTGCGGCGATGAACTGGACCGCGCCGGCCTCTGCGCGGAGGCTGCTCTGGAGGTTGTTGAACTGCTCCGGGTACAGCACACAGGCATACCGCCCGCCGACGTTGCTGGTGTTGAGCTGGAACTGCGCATCGAAGATGTCCGACACGGTGAGGTCCACGGTGGAGGTTCCGACGCTGTTGGACAGCGAGCCGAACAGGGTGCAGAGGAGGTCGGTCATGGTCAGGCCGATCCCCTCGACCAGCTTCCGGGCCACACGCTCGATCTGAATCGGGCCACCCGCAATCGGGATCAGGTCGGTCAGGGTGTAGCGGCGGGCATACAGCGCGGGGGTGAGGCTGAACTCACTGGTGGTGTACGCGCTGTTGGCGATGTTGCTGCCGTCCAGCTCGCTGGTGGCTGCGGTGTAGGCGCCGGGAACAGCGTCCTGCGTCACGTCCAGGACGCCGGAACCCATCGGGCTCCAGGGGATGCGCATCATCAGGTTCGACAGGTCGGTGCCGTCGTAGAGCTGCTCCAGCACGAGGTCAGACAGGACACTGGCGACGAGTCCGCCGTTGGTGCCCAGGAGGGACTTGGTAATCTCAGCGGCCATGGGGATTCTCTCGGTGTCTTCGGGGTGATGGCTCTGTGTGCCCGTGTCGCTGGGCTGCGTATACCCCATGTCGGAGGGGCAACCGAGAGAGCCGATGGTTCAGGGTGATTGTATCCCAGGCGGAACAATCACCCGTATTCTATGCCATTTGTCCGTACTATGAAACAATGCCCTGCTTTTTCAACTGCTCCAGCAGGGCGGACGCAGCGCGCGGCCCCTGCCGGGACCGGACCTCCTGGTAGGCGGCGAGGTCCAGCGGGGTGTCCGGCGCCTTTGGCTGGCCGGTCCCGGCGTTGGGGTTGACTGCGGGCTTGACGGGCTGGCGGGATGCGGCGGCTTCGGCGGTCTGCTCTGGCGCGCTGAACAGGCGACCGAAGAACTGGTCCCCCTTGAGGCTCTCCACGAAGGTCTCAAACGGAGGCGGCTCGGCCCCCTCCCCCAGCTCGGCCAGCTCTGCGCCGTACTCGCGGCGGATGGCGCGGCGGGCGCGGGTGCTGGTGATGCCCATCCCGGTCAGGGTCAGATCCTGCTCGTGGGTGGTGCGGGTCTGCTTGAGTTCCCCTTGCAGGGCGGTGACCTGCTCCTTGAATGGAGAGAGGGCCGCGACCTGCTGCTCGAAGGTCGCGGCGGCGTTCTGCCAGGTGGAGGCTTCCTGCTTGTAGCGGTCGCGCTCCGAGGTCACAGCGCGGAGGGACGCCTTGAGGCGCTCGATGTCCGGGTGGGTCTCGTCACTCATTGGGGGCTCCGTTGTCAGGGGTCGGCTCAGTGGCCGGGTCGGGTGTGGGCGCTGGCGCCGGGGCGGGCATCAGCGGGGCGAGGGCAGCGGCGAGGGCGTTCTCCTGGACCTGCTGCTGCACGAGGTACGCAATGGCTTCCTCGTCGCTCTCCAGGGAGGGGTCCAGGCGGCGGGCCAGGGTCACCCGGCTCACCAGCCCCAGGTCACGCTCTGCCGTGAGGTTCTCGATGGCCAGCGCGCGCTCCTGCTGGGAGAGCCCCAGGCGGGCGTACTGGATCTGATAGGCGCGCTCATCGGTGGGCAGGGCGGTCCCGCCGTAGGCGTTGGCGAGGCGCGCGGCACAGGCGAGGAGCTGACGGTCACCGGCGCGGTTCGACGGCTCTGCCCGCTGCTGTGCCCGGCGCTGTCCGTCCCGGCTGACGATGATGGCAATCCCAGACCGGGAGGAGCCGGATGCTTGCAGGTCGCCAGGGTTGAGTCCGGCGTAGACCGCCAGGCGCTCTCCGTAGCTGCGCAGCGCCTCCACCCCCTCCATCGGGGAGAGCCCCGGCGGGTATGTGTCGATGCGTCCGGACCCGTCGCGGGTGCTGTTGAACTTGAGGATGGTCTTCGGGCTGGTGGTGATGGTCTCCAGGTTCCGCGCGCCCTGGATGGTGATGGCGGTGCCTGCCGGGGGCTCCAGGTCGATGGCAACCCGCTGCGGAGAGGCGCTGTTGTTGAAGGCGTCCCACCACGAGGTCCAGCCCACCGCCAGGCGGAGCGTACCGGCAACCAGCTCGGTGCCCGCCATCCAGTCGAATAGCCGGTCCTGGAGGCGCGCGTGGTAGAGGACATAGGGCAGGATCGGCGCGCCGTCGGGGTCGCGGTAGGGGTATTCCGTCCCTCCGGCGTACACCGCCGTCATGTCGATGCGCCGGCCGTCCTCGTCGATCTCCTCGATGCGGAACACCGGGGCGGCGGGGTCGCGGACATCCCAGGTCTCGTAGGTCTCGACGTGAATCGGCCCCTCGTCGGTGCCACGCGTCCGGGGGCGCCACTCCTCGACCATGGCAACCCGGTCCGGCTGGCCCCGGGCTGCAACGGCTTTGGTGATGCGGCCCGGCGTCACCACCCGATACTGCACCTCTGCGGGGATGCCCTCCTCGGTCGGCCAGTCCAGGCGCACGAAGCACTCTCGGATGCCGCGCTGGTGCATGTCCCGTTCCTGCATCTTCGGCCAGAGCGCCGGGGTCACGATGGCATCCAGGTCCGGGTCCCCATCGGCGGACACCTCTGGCGGCTCGTCGTAGGAGACGGCGATCTGGCTAAGGGTCAGGTGGAAGGCATTCTCACTGAGATCCGGGTTGAGCTGAAGCTCCGCCGCGATCTCTGGCGCGTAGTCCTTCTGAATCTCAGCGGTGATGTCAGGCCGGTGGGCGCCGGTGAGCAGGCGCTCCCGGAGGAGCTGCTCACGGATGCGCGGGGCTTGATCGTCGGAATACTGCATCGGGTCTCACTTGATCAGGGTCATGGATGCGCCGGAGCGTACCACCGGAGAGAGCCAGTACTCCCCGATATAGCCCGCTGCGTCAAAGGGGTGTTTGAGGTCGTTGTTCTCGCCCATCCAGTGACGGTAGCTGTGGATGAGTCTGGAGCAGTCCTGGTGAACGTACAGCCGCCCCTCGACACAGGCGGAGCTGATGATGCGGGCGCGTGCCTTGACTGAGCCGCGCCCCTTGTAGGGTGGCTGGAAGTCGAAGGGGGCGCGGGGTCGCCCCATCTCGTGGGCCATCGCGCGGTTGATGAGCTGGTTGACGGTGGCGGCGATGCCCCGGCGCCCGGCGCTGTTGGAGTCTGCCCGGCCCACGGTGATGTGGTCGTAGTCAGTGCCCCACGGTGCCAGGAGTTCCTGGCGCACCGCGCGCACCTCCTCTGCCTCGGTCATCCGGTCGTGGGGGCTGTACTCTCCGAGGAAGTAGACCGCGCTCCCGTCCCAGCCGGTGAGATACCAGACGGTGTTTCCCGGGACCTCTCCCCAGTCCACACCCAGCCCCAGTTCCTCAAAGCGGATCGCCTCCAGGAACTCGTCGTCGATGATGTTCGCGTCGGTGAACCCGGGCACGCGCCGCCCGATGGTGTAGCCCTCCCACTCCGCCATGATGCGCTGGCCGCGCTCCCAGGTGGGCGTCTCTGCGATCATCTCCCGCACCCGCTCCGCTGCCAGGTGGGGGGCGTTCTCGTGGCTGAGGATGGCCTTGAAGACCACCCAGCCAGGGTCCTCCGGCCCGGTGCCCTGCTGCGGGTCGCCCTCGACGACGTTCCGCAACCACTCACAGGGACGCCCGATGGGTGTCAGCGTCCCCCAGATGGGTGCGCCACGCACACCGCCGCGCTTGTTGAACTCTCCCCAGTGGGACCTCTTCGGGGGCTCGTCGAACCACAGCCAGTCCACCGTGCCAGAGGCGAGGGCGGTCACCGCCTGGTCGCTCCCCTTGCCGATGATCATCGAGCCGTTGGACAGGCCGATTGCGCGGATGCCCTTGTAGTAGTAGCCGCGTGCCTCATCGAAGGTGCAGCCGTCGGCCAGGGCGCCCGGTGGTTCGATCTCCCGGAGCTTCTGGGACAACTTCGGCCACCCGTTCTTCAGGTCGCTTGCCAGCACCCAGCCCTCGTTGGGGGTCGGTGGGGTGACCCGGTAGGGGTGGGTGCCCAGCGCGTGCCACCATGCCTCCGCAGCGCCGGCCCGCGTCTTCCCGATCTGGTTGGCAGCGAGCAGCAGGCGCTTGCGGTTGAGGCTGTGGTGAAACCGCTGCTGTGGGGGGCTCATCCCACCGAAGCCGGCCCACTCCTCTGCGTAGCGGGTCAGCGGGTCGATCCGCTGGGTGGCGGCGATGTGAAGGGCAAGGGTCAACGG